GATATAGAAACAAAGAAATTTCCAGCCTCGGGCCAAGCAACAGTAGCTTGCCCGGCAGACACGGAAGTTGTGGGGTTTATATTACTACCAGTGGCCAGAACACCATGACCACCGGAACCAAAAGGATTAGCAGCTGAGACCGAAGCTGCGGGGAGTTCACGAACATGGCAAGCCAAGAGACCAGTACCTATTGAACTTATGTCCCTAGGTCTTATCAAATCAAATTCATATTCAACATAGAGCTCACCAATTTCGGTATTCACCCCATTCAACGGAAGGCCAGAGGAGGCCATTTGGAATAACCCCATGTCGTAGAATTTGGTGGAAGTGTTAACAGGGGCGTTGAGGTTACCCGATGGGTAAACGAAATACTCATTTAATGGCATATGAGCGCGACCTTGTTTATTTTTAAGCACCTTCAATGACCCCATTGGATCATGAGTCATGGAGGCAAAAGGTACGGTTCTATCAGATCCAATATAATTTTCCATGGCAGTCATGGAAGAAAACGAGGGTTCATCAGGGTCCACATTAGTGGCCATGACTAACTTACCAGAGGCAAAGGTAGAACCAGAAGCGACATAGGCTTCAGTAACATAATGAAACCGAAGAAACCTACATCTATATTGTTCATAGACAGCAGCTACTTTACTGAATATGGGGAATAACTCAGTGTTCCCAGGATTCAAATAATATTGATATTTGTTCTGAAAGGTTTGGAAACCAAACGTCAAATCAGTGACCTTTTCCATCCTCCTTGGGAATCTATCGACGATAGTTGAGTTGTTATGCATCTGCAATGCACGATTCAAACCATCAGAGACCACCATCTCTTGAAAAGTTCTTTTATTATTTTTTAGGGCGTTGGTAGCCCGCCCTTTTCTAGCAGATTTTGAGAGTTTCGGGCCTGAAACTATAGTTTTTGTTTTTGTTACCACTTTATTTGGTTTAGTGGTAGTGGTAGTGGACTTTGTCCGTTTTTGTTGCTTCTTTGAAGACATGATTGGAAAAGAGAGCGGGAGAGGAGAGAGAGAGTTGCGGGAGATTGTCTCGTAATACGAATACAGCAGACAATAGGTAATGTGGGGTAGCCCTGTTACCCACAGGGACTGTTCATCATGTGTCAACCG